CTGCACCAGCCACTGTGTAATGTGTAGTGATTGTTTTAACAGTTTCAGTTCCTGTTGATGATCTTATGATAACCTGTAAATCAGAGTCTGCAAAAATCTTAAATGTATAATTAAAGGCAGTTGTAGAGCCATTGCCTGAATATGAATTTTTTACTGTAGTCGAAGATATTGTCATATTTATTCTCTATATTAAATTACTTACTCATTGTCTAGTTTTATAGCATATACTTCTTTGCCATAATACTGATTTATAGCGTGTTTTGATTCATTAATCATTTGTTTTATTAAAATGTTAGTTAAATATAATTTTTCTTCAGGAGTAGAATCTTTAGCCTCGTTAATGTTTCTGATAATGTCCTCTTTTACCTGTAAAGCTCTATATGCTTTTTCTAATCCAACCCAATTTTGAGGTAGTTTTTTCATTTCAGCATTTGCTTTTGCTATTTCTCCTCTATTTTGTAGTATTCTAGCAGCATTAATTCTTTTCATAACAGGCTCGTATAATTTTCTAAAATCTGTTATGGGTTCAGCATTACGATCAGGGTTCTTAATAAATATAGCTCTTAATACTGGTAGTTCAGATAGCATTTTTGCTCTTTTATTAGATCGATCTACTATACCTGCTTTATCTAATAAAGTATCTGATAGTTGTAGTATGTAACCACCGATACCACCACTCCATCCTCTCCAGGCATTCTCTAAAACTAATGGTGAAGATGATAAAGAGAAATCATCACCATTTACTTTTCTAATTAAACTCCCAATAAGTTTCATAGTTTCTGAAGTGTAGTCTGTATATTGATATTCTGAAGGTACTTTCTCTAATCCTGGTGGAATGATAGGTCTGTCAAAAAAGAAACTTCTGTTATTTTTTGCTTCAAACCAAGGTTTAACAATATCAGGCATTGGAACTAAACCTTTAAGAGTTTGTACCGCAGTAGCATCTTTAAATTTTTCTATAGCTTGTGGATCATTATCAAAATAATAATCTAAAAATCTTTCTGTTCCTGTGCCAAATATTAATCCTATTTCAAATGGTTTTGCTATTGGATAATAAGTTCCATTAATTCTTATATTCCAAAATAAATCTTTTCTCCATTGAGGTAAGGCTTGATAATCAGGATCATCATGATTTGCCATCCATAATAATATAGATGGAAGTTGCACATACAGAAAAACTTTAGAATAAGTTTGTAATGGTCTTTCTTTAAATGCTTTTACAGTTTGATATAATCCTTGTATTCTTGCATTAAAGAAAGCAGATATTTGATTTAAGGCTTGAATTTTTGCACCCATTCTTCTGTAATCAATAGGATTTTCTCTAGTTTCAAAACCTGCTTTTCTTATGGCTTCTTTTTCTGACATACCTTTTTTTAAATTTCTCTCAAGTGCTAATTTAAAATTACCTGATCTATTAACAGATTCAGAAAATTCTAAATAAATTCTAAAAAACTCTGGAAAATTTTTTACATAATTAATAGGTTTTGTTTTAGTAAAATATTCTTTTATTGTTCTATCAAAATAAGTTCTATCCAGTGTTACTAATGAATTTTGCAAAGCTCCTGATTTAACATATTTTTCAAACATAGGTTCTAATCCTAGCTTTGTTCTTAAAGGTTTTATCATTAAACCTGCACCTTGTATTGTTTGAAAATATGGTGGAAACCATCCTTTACTTAATATTGCAGAAGTAAAAGCATCTCTCGATAAGTTATTATACATAAATTCAGCAGCTCCAGTAGCACCTGCTCGTAATGTTCTTGATGGTAATGCAAAAACATTGGCTATACTTTCAAATGTAGTTTTATTAAATACTTTAGTTGGTCTAGCAAAAGCCTCACCAACTTCCCAAACTTCCCTTTTACCTTTTCTATAAATAACAATTTCAGTATCTTTTAGATAACCATCTTCTTTTCTAAAAACAGAAAAACCATCACGAACTTCAGGTTTTAAACTTTTAGGATTATCGACAATTTGTTCTAATTCTTTTTCAGTAATTTTTGTTTGTCTTGTTCGTTTATCAGATCGTTGAACTTCAGGAAAAAACTCTCTATCAAGTTTTCTACCTTTTTCTATCATTTCTATAAATGCAACATTAGCTTCATTTCTTTTTGCAATAGTAATATAAGTTGCAATATTATTGTAAATACTTTCAAATGGATCAACAATTTTTCTTTTACTACCTTTAAAAAATTTTAATGGATTTCTTACATTTTTAGAAAAATTACCTTTAGTCGCACCTTCAACAAAATCTCTAAAAAAAGGAACATAATCTTTGTTTGCTGCTAACGCTGCTTGATATACATCTTTACTAATAACACCTGAATCATATAAATATTTTAAAGCTAATTCAGATGTTTTTACAGCATCTCTAAAAGGTTTTTCAAATTGTGAATTTTCTTTTATAAATTTTTTAGCAGACTTTATATTTACACCTGTTTCTAATTTTTGAATATTTTTTTCTATAGCTCTTTTAGAAATAGCATATCTTATAAAATCTTTATAAGTTGATAAGTCTTTAATATTATTTTCTGTAAATATTTTTTTTAATGATGGTCCAACTATTTCTCCAGTTTTAAAATCTAAAGCTCCACGTT